CTAATTGTTCTAATCTTTTCTAGGTATGTATTTTCCATTTATAAAATCCCATGCTCTGCATTCTGCTTCTGCATATGAAGCGGCAAGTATATTAAATTGAGCTATACCATCTTTATTTATTTTTACATCAAATGGAACCGGTCCTCGGAATACTAATGAGTGAGCCAAAGGTATGACTACTTTGTAATATTTCAAAGACTTCCATCTTTCTATTAAATTATCAAACTTTTCGTCTTCGGTCATATTTTAATTTAAAGTCAAATGCACAATTGGCATTATCCTCGATCTCCGTAAAAGGTATGCCTGCCTATTTTAGCAAGTCTTCGCTTTTTCCATACCGGGCTTACTTCCTCATTGTGAAAATACAGTGCAGTCTTTAATTTCTTATTGCCATGTTTTTCAAAAATAATCATATTGGCAGCACGAGTACTTTCATCCCATTTTGCTTTATTTATTTTCTTATCTCTATAATTTTCGCAGTACCAACTGAATTGACAAATTGTTTTTTCATTTACTGCAGTTTTCTGTTGTACAACTTCACATATAGAATGTGGGAACTTGCCGGAATTTACTCGGTTTAATGTAACCTGAGCAACAGCAATTTTACCTTCTAATGATTCACCTGCTGCTTCGAAATAAATGTTTCGGGTTAAGCATGCGTGTTGTTTTTTTAATTCTTTTGCCTTTGCATATTCTTTCTTTATGAATTGTGCGTCAACTGTCTTTGCGTTGACGACATAAAGATTTGTATATGTACAAAGTAAAAGCCCTAGGGCGAAAGCTTTAAAGAACTTCGTTGTTAAGCTAATCGCTTTTTTGATTTTGCTCTTCGAACTTATTTCCATGTACTTCTCCTGGTTGTGAATAAGTTTGTTACTGTGTTGCGTTGCGGCGTGCGTTATCTACCTTTTTCTCTAGTTCATTAAATGATTTGCTTGCTCGCAATCTGGATTCAAGTACAGAATTACTTTTAATCTTTTCAATTAACACCCGATTCATTTCTCCTAATGGGTATTTGATTAAAATATATGCAACATAATGAGTATCCTCAATCATTATTTTACAATCTTCTTGCTGTACTCCGTGTAGTTTGGCTAACAGAACATCCTGAGATGTCGTAACCGAATTCATATTAGAGATAGTAGGATCCTGCCCTACCTCATCCATGAACAATTTAATATTAGCATTGATCTCTCCCTCAATTGATAATGCTAATTGAGCACGTGCAAGTGCAGTTGCTTTAATTACTGCCATTTGCATATCGTGCGATTTTGCTGAACCCTTTTCATAAAGCGCATAATTATCTACAGGAGGTTTAAGAAACCAATCGGGGACAGAATTTAACGTCTTAGTCATTTCCTTTTTTGTTTCTTCTTTTTGCGCTTTGAATGCTTCGTATGTACCCGGCTTAGGTGTACCGCAACCAAATAACGCAATGCTACCTGCAATAATGATTAATTTTTTCATGAATGTATCTCTCAGTTTGGTGCCATTATAAAATAGGGTATGCGAACTACTCGACGTTCATTACGAGGTATTTCAAGTAGTCGTTCATTAAACTCTGTAAAAGTAAATTTCTCTCTAAAAGTTATTTCTTTTTTTGTTGCAACAGCAATTACCATCTCACCTGCTAGATTGCCGCTAATCTTTGGAAACTCTGCGTTAATCCTATAACTATTTTTTGTAGGTATATTAGTAACCTTTGTAATCTTTTTACTTGAATCATAACGATTCGGATATATTAGTTGTATATCTTCAGTGTAAGGGGAATATACAAATAAGTTTAAGTACATCGCCGAAGTAGGTTTAACAATGTAAGTAATTGTCTCGCCGTCTCGCAAACGAGTTTGAACCATTTTTATTTCTGGATCAAATGATACATCTGCAAATCCTTTTTCTTTCTGTATCTTTACTTTTGCTAATACAGTACATACCTTTTTCCCCGGCAAAGTAGTTACTTCTTGATGCACTCTGTTTAAACCAGTAACAGTGCCTTCAGTATACATAATTGCCGATGATAACATTCTGCAAACATCTGCACTACTATCATCGCATGTCTGAAACTGAGAAACTGAAATTGATTCTCCCTTAGTGCGTCTAAGTACATCTAATACTGCTAAGTCTTCCGCTGCTTTACATGCAACCTTTTCTGAGGTTTCTACACCAAAATAATACTCACCGCGGGAATCGTACCATTCCGCTATTGCCAAACTAGGAAGGAAAAGACACCCTACCATTAATATTTTGGACAAATTCATTGTTTACCTTTTAAGAAATCTATGCTATTAACATAGAGGATAAGGTTACCTTTTTAGGTCACATGGTAATTATATAATATATTGGTGCGAAAGTCAAGACCCAGCGTTACTGGGTCTATCCAAAATTGTTATGCGGTAACAATTTCTTTCCAATTTGTAATGGATTCATCCCACTCATACATCTTAAGAGGGTCTCCCGTACCGTGATCTTCAGGCAAAGCTACTGGTGCGTTCCAATAACAAGTATTCTCATCTAACACCCAACTTGGATATGGTTGCGTTGCATAAAATGCGTCTCTAACCGAATCATATACCATACCAATACCTGCATAGTTTTTACGCAATGGGGTTCCTCCGTCACGATGGACTCCACCTGCTGTATTATAACTGGTTTGCACCCATGAAGAAGGATCTCCTACTGCACCGGTATTAATAAAATCTTGTTCCGCAACAATTACTTGTGTTACAATTCCGTTTTCTACTTTAGCAAAATGACTCATTTATTTCTCCTTAATTAAACTACGTATCTTACAATTACAATTCCTGACCCGCCCGCGCCTGCAGAAGATCTATCTAAAATTGAAGTATTTTCTCGAGATGAAGCTCCGCCACCACCGCCCCCAGTATTTACATTGCCGGCATTTGCAATGATAAAAGCATTACCCCCTGCGTCTCCGCCTCCACCGAACCCACCTTTACCTCTATAGAAAGTTCCTACGCTGCCCCACCTGTATATGCCGCCACCGCCACCGCCACCATAGCCTGACCAAGTGCCGGATATTGTACTCGCTATACCAGGACCACCGTTGAAAGTTCCTCCGACATGGGCGGGGTAATTTGCTCCGCTTTCCCCAGCGCCGCCAGCCCCACCGCCTCCGCCGGAACCAACGCCGGTAGTTATTATAGTACCACGAAAACCACCTCGATATCCTTGATTAGATACAAATGGTAACATGGCTGCATTTCCTCCTAGAACGCCATCAGTTGATACGATTGCCGGTCCCATTCTTCCGCCATATGCGACAAGATTAAGTACTCCGCCCGCAAAGATAGTATTGCCGCCGTCTCTACCAAGTTGCGTGGCGCTAACATAGTTATTTGCGGTTCCTGGTCCGCCGGCACCAATAGTAATAGTATAGGTGTTCGCCCCGTCTAAATAGATTGGACCCCCACCTGCTATGGATTGTTCATACGCACCATATAATAAAACGCCGCCCCCACCGCCACCGCCACTACTACCATATACTGCAGATATCCATCCTCTGGCACTACCACCTGCACCGACAACTAGAAGATCTACATTTCCCCCAGTTGTAACTACTAAATTTGCGCTGGTTGTGAATGTGTGAACTCTATAATTTGTTCCATATACAGTTATATTAGATTGTGTTCCTCCAGACGCAACAACTGTGCCTAAGCTAGTTGCAACTGCGGTAGTTGGTCCTTTTGCATTGATAAGGCTTGCCTGTGTTAATCTAGCATTTAGTGCTGTTCTGGCTGAAGATTTTTTTAAACTCATGTATTCCTCGTTATTTAAATCCGACCATTGCAATTTGCTCATACCAGGCAATTGCAATATTATTGTTTACATAGATCAACGTAGGATCTGCATCATCTAAGATAGTATCAAAAATTAAATCCGTTTCAAATGTGGTCTTATCCATGTCAGAATTAGCCGGATTGCTTAAAACGTAATCTGCGATTGTTGTTTGCATAATTATTTCAATAAATGTGCTGTCGGCGGCGTAAAGTTTGCTGTATATCTTGCCACGCCTTTTGTTATTCTAAAGTCATCCATGTATCCGGTGAATGGATAACTATCGCTGGCAGAATCTTTACCAATATAGAGTCTGTACGAGGCAGCATATGGCCGTATTGTTGAGTATGTGGTTCCAGCCACTCCATCAATAAACAGTCTTGTGGATGATCCACTTCTTGATAGTGCAATGTGATACCAGGTATTGATTGTTGGTAACCAAGCTGTGTTTATAGCTGCACCCACAGCAGCATCATAATAGCATAGTGCGTCACCAGACAGGCGCCAACTTATACCACCACGTAAAGAATCATTATCAGGAACCCACCATACCAGATCTTGCCTGTTTGCTATAGAAGTAAAGTTTACCCAAAACTCAACAGTAAAATCTCCAGACTCAAACGCAAGCGCTGGATTTGTTCGTGTGAACAAGGCATCTCCGGTACCATCAAAATATATACTGCCAGTACCATATTTCTTCACTGTTGTGCTAATTCTAGCGTCACCCACAGTTTCTAAATTATTTCTACCTGAAGCATCAACAATACCTGCGTTGGTTCCTTGTACCAGTAAAGATGTTCCTGAAATAGCAGTTAGTGGTGCAGTGGGTGGAGTAAAGTTGGCAGTATATACTGCAGTGCCTTTAACTAAACGTACCCCCGACATATATCCAGAATAGGTGTACGCCGCATTCGATCTGGTGCTTTCTCCCCCGAACGTTGTGGTTGTATTATCAGAGAAATTACTAGCACTAGCAGTGCCGGCATTACCTACACCATTTACGTAAATCTTAAAAGTTCCACTGCTGCGGACCCACGCTATGTGGTTCCAAGTGTTTAACGGAGGAGCGGTTGCTGTACCCATAAACCCAGCCGGCCCGTATGCAGTTATGGTGGACCCGTTACTAGCAATAAACAAAATACCATTTACCGTATGTACACCAATTTCAAGAACTCCTGGGTATGTATTCGTGGCTGTCTGATAAAACCAACCTTCAAAGGTAAAGTCCCCGGTGCCCAGTAGCACATCGGCATTATTTGCTGGACCAGTAAGATAGTCCCCAGTACCATCAAAGTACATACTACCACCATGAGTCGCAGCACTGTATGCGGCAGCGGGTGCGAATGGAGAGAAGGCTACTATTTTACTATCCCCAGCCACGGTTATTGCTCGATTGTTTGGTCCGGAGTCTTTAAATCTGTTACTTGCTAATCCCAAAAAGATGGTATCTGCATCGCTGGTAAAATTTGCAGTCGGCAATGCAAAGTTCGCAACTGTTGTACTTGTTCCGCTATATCTAGCAACACTTGAAAATCTAAAGTTGCTCATGTAATGTGGTGCGTTTACTGGGCCTTGGCCGTTATCTGCTGCGCCAATTCCCCAAGTTTGAGAAGCAGAATAATCAGTAGTATTTGCAACAGATCCAAGCTGTATACCATTTAAGTAAAACTTTAGTGTGCCAGATGCTCTAACTACTGCCCAGTGATTCCATTGATTTATTGGAGACACGCCATTTGGATACACACTAGAATCATTTGGTGGGTTAAGAAGCCAGCCTCCATTCTGCCCTAAAATTGTTTTAAGAGTTTCTATTCCTATGATTGGACCCATACTACTGGCAGATGTAAAATAACCACTGCTTGGCTGTGCAGTGAAATAACTCCAAAACTCAAGAGTAAAGTCAGTTGCTAACCCAAATCCAGTAGTGGTTAAATAATCCCCGCTACCATCAAAATAAGCGCTATAGCCAGTTGGGCTAAACGGCGTAAGCGATCCTTGTGTAGCGTTGCCATATCGTGTTAATGCAAACGCATTAGTACTACTGTCTACAAATGCGTGATTATTTGCATTATCTGTGCCATTACCGGTTAGCAGCAATGTAGTAGATTTGAAGTAAGGTTCTGCAGCAACAGAAACAACCCAAGTAAATGTTCTGTTTGTAGTTCTATTTGTAGTCGCCGAAGTAGCCGTCACCACACTAATAGTGTTACCGGTCACAGTAGGTGTACCAAAAACATTTGACCCGATTAAACTTAGTCCGGTTGGTAATATATTTGCACTATATGATACGCTATATCCTGCTGCACTATTTGCAATAAATGAAACATTACTCATTGCAGCATCCGCAGCAAGTTCTATAATAGCGTCTGCAGCTGGGCTACCCCAAATTACAATATCGGGATTAACTGTTATACTAAAAGGCCTATCGGTATCTTGATTCTGTGCATCCGACGCACGAACAGTAAAATTATATGTGGTAGGGCTTGCCGTAGATGAACTTGTACCAGTAATATTACCTGTGCTACTTAAATTCGCACCTGGTGGTAAAGTTCCGCTGTACACACTATACGCAATAGGTGCATCGCCTGTCGCAACTATTGCACTATTAAAAGAAGTTGTTTCATATACGTTTGCTAAATTACCTGCAGCAGTTGTATACGTAGGCACGCCACTATAACTAATTCCAGGTATCGCAATAGCAGAACTACCATCGGAATTAATAACATACAACGGATATGTTCCTGCAGGTTTCGCTGGAGGATTGAAGGTAATTTGAGTTGAACTTACTACCGATACGGATCCTGCACTGGCGCCATCAATAAAAACACTTGCGCCGGCTGCAAATCCTTCTCCTGTCAAAGTGACACTAACATTTCCTGCAGTATCTGTTGCAGTATCATCGCCACCATAACCAATTGAAGTAATTCTAGGAGGCGTAATAGAGGCTAATGTAGCTGTTTCAATATTTTGTACAGAAATCTTTGTGGTCATTTTACAACATTCTTTAAAGTAAATTATTTAACTATAACTAAATCCAGGGGCAACAGCAAAACTTCCGTTTGGATTCGTAATAAACAAGATATAAGTGCCTGCAGGATTCGCCGGTGCAGTAAAAGTAATTTGCGAAGAATTTATAAATGTAACTACACTTGCAATTTTACTATTTGCAACAACACTTAGACCAGATTTAAACCCTTGCCCATTAACAGTGATTGTGTCGCCACCTGCAGTGTTCGTAGAAGTTTGTACTCCTGGATACACTAATGAAGTAAATTCGGGTCCGGCTATATCGTAATACGCGGTATCATTTATGTTGTTACGAGTTATCTTAGTAGTCATTTAGAAAATAGTATTTTTGTAATTTTAATATATTTCAGAACCGAATATATTAAAACTTACACTAGCTGTATTTGCACGTACCGTAACAACATCTGTTGCAGCTAATGTTAACCCCAATGTCAACGAAATACCGTCATTGGCCGGTATTACCGTATCATATAATAGATAATGTTTTGTTGCAATTGCTGCGCCCGCTGGTCTAACCGCAATACGAAATTTTGCATCGCTACTAGCTTGATTGCATACTTGCAATGTGGATGCAATTGTGCTATTTGCCGCCGGTACCGTATATAATGTAGTATCGGTATCTGCCGATGGTATTTCTTGCCCTAATACTTTAATTTTAGTTGCCATATTGTTCCTTACATTCCTGATAGCATTAGTGATAGCGGATTAAAATCTAATTCTGTTGCGGTAGAGCTAATTCTACCATTTGCTTCAACTAGTATTTTGTCACCGGAGGACACGGTCGAACTAATTCTACCATTTGCTTCAACTAGTATTTTGTCACCGGAGGACACGGTCGAACTAATTCTACCATTTGCTTCAACTAGTATTTTGTCACCGGAGGACACGGTAGAGCTAATTCTACCATTTGCTTCAATCGTTGTAAATGTGCCCGCAATTAACAAATCAGCTACTGCACCTGTAGATATATTATTTGCGGTGATTGCAGCAGGAGCTATATTAGTTGCGGTGATTGCAGCAGGAGCTATACCGCTACTTTTAATTTTAGTTAAAGCCATATTAATCCTTTAAATTTACCACAATATTTATATTATCCGAAGTCTTTATTTTCTATGTTAAATACCGAGCTTTTGTCAATTTCTATTGAATGTTTTGAGTATTTTGGACGAATCTTATGTTTTCTTTGATGTAGAAGCATATTCGCAGCTATAACTAATAAAATAGCTAACGGGTCAAATACAAACATCAATGCCATAATAATAAGACGAACTGCTCGATCAATTGTTTCCATATCATTTTTCTGATATACTAGCTCAGAGATATATCGAATAGGGCCAATATCAGCATTCTGTTTATTTTTGTTTTTTTGTATTTCGCCAAAATCCTTAGTTAGTGTAGAAATTCTATTTTGTGAATTCTGAATTTCTGCATCTAATTTTTTATTCGACGTTTCTCTTTTAGATTGCCTATCTAATAGATTATCCAACCGCTTACGTTCTATATCTATTAAATTTTTAGTAGTTGTTATTTGTGTTTCACTATCATATATTCCAGCAGAATCAGATGTATATGATTTTGATAGATAACCAAAAATACCTAAGGAGGTAATAATAGATAATATGATAATACTAATGACGAAATATGTCTTCATCAATATATTAATTTTGTTCCATTGTCTATATACAAACGATGCAGTAACAAGCTTTCCAACCTCAAGTATGCAACCCATAATAACTATAGGTAGTACATTTGCAGAGAATATATGAGCCAATCCTACGATTGAAAAATATCCCGCTATGCCTGAGATTGCTAATGCCGTTAACAATAAAAGTGAGACGAATATCATTTATTTTTTGCAAGGTTCTTTATGTGAGTTTTGTGAACTCTGCATTGTATTTGGCCATTATAATATAAATCCGATTCAAGAACTCGACGATCCATTTGTTCGCGCGCTTCTAAATAATTGCACAGCCCTTTATTGGGGCATATGTGCAGTATTTCTCTTATAAATTTATCCGCACCAAAGAGTTCTACATCTTTTTTGACTTCGTCAGATGAGGACCAATAGTCTCTCCAATCCGATTCAACCTTAATACGTTTCTTTTTACCTTTAACTTGTTTTGTCTTACGAAACCAAAACAATTTTTTTCCTATATATTTTTTACCGTTAGTAATATTAGTAATCAAGTATACAAAACCATATGCTGTTTCTGGAATATCTATTAACGGGTTATTATCATATATCCACATAAAAATACCAATTCTAAATTAGTATTTATTGTAGTCATCTACGACCTCCCAAAGATCGCCATCCTCAACAAACGTATCTATTTCCTGTCTAGGTGGTACTAAAAAATAATCATCGGGGTCAGTCATAACATCTTCAAGCCGTTCTGTTGCTAAACCAGAACCCATGCGCCCCGTTTTATGTAGCATGGTGGTTTGTATAGATTTTTTATATCTGTGACCTTCGGACTCTTCCGTGGCCATATATTCTTTTTGTTTTTGTGAGAATACCTGTTTTTGCTCAGATGTCCATTGCCGGGAGTTGGCACAAACCCGGCTACAAAATTTGCCGGGTTTGTTGTGCGTTGTATTACACTTAGGACACGTCTTCGTCATACTCGTTATCTTCATATCGATCTTCTTCCTCGGCATCCATTGAGGTGCCGCAGAAGGGACAATTTTTTACTTTATAGTAATTTTCATCTAGATCATAACTTATTTTGAAGACGGCGTCACATTCGAAGCATTCGTGGTGCTGTTTTCTGGCCATACTAACCCCCTTTTCTTAACTTCTGTTTCAAATACTCTTTTACGAAGATCAGTCGAACTAAAGTAATGATCTCTTTTATTGTAAAAGAATTTGATACTTCGTTTTAAACAAATATCCTTGCCCGTAAATTCCAAATCCTTATATTCTTCACCCAATATTCTAACATTAATTGGTAAAGTCATAAGAATATCTTCTAGTTCTTTTTCAGTATTATAGATAACAACCTCATCTACATATTTACATGCTTTGACTTGTATCTGTCTTTCTATAATAGATTGAACAGGCTTATTCTTTGTATCTCTATCCATTGTAGGATCTGTTTGAATACCTACAATAAGGTAATCGCATTGTCGTTTAGCTTCTTCAAGCATAACAACATGACCTGCGTGGAAAAGATCAAAGGATGAGCATGTAAATCCTACTGTTAAATCTTTCATAATTGCTCCACTTCAATTTTACATTTAGTTAAAAACTCAATGCCATCAGTTGTTCTATATGCATTGCGATAAAATACTTTTTTAATACCTGCAATATGTATAAGTTTCGCACAGTCAAAACAAGGAGCATGCGTCACATACATAGTAGCATCTTCACCCGAGGATACCGATTTTGCTAACTTTCCTATAGCATTCATCTCTGCATGTATAACCTCGGGTTTAGTTTTTAATATAGTGCTATGTATTGCGCCTTCGTAATCTGAATATAGTTCCACAGTTTCATTTTCGCAGTTGTTATCCCAACCCGAGGGCGTGCCGTTATAGCCAATAGAAATTACTTTATCATCTTTTACTATAATAGACCCAACCTGCAATCTTTTCGCATTTGATAATTCAGCATACGTTTCCGCAACCTTCATATGAGCATAATCAATTTTATTAGGCATTGTGAATTATGCTAATGCAATTCCTGTAGTTGTTTTAAGAAATTGCTTAGCAAAAATTTCATCAGTAGGTTCTGCTACAGTAACAGCATGCTTAGACAATTTAACATCCTTCTCCTGTTTCACTGTGAACAAATACGGCATTAAGCCTGGCCCTTGTTGTCCCATACCGATAACCATAGGTTTAGCCAATTTATAATGAGTAGATGTTTCCTCCACTAATTTTGCTACTAATTCTTCACCTGAAGTAAGCTTAAATGTAATTACTTCGCCAGCAGTTACACCTTTATCAATTAACATAATATTTCCTTTTCAAATAATTTAATCTTCAACGCCCCATTTATCCTTGGGGCACTTTGTACTTTTAATTCTAATCTTAGTCCAAATTGCGCAACCACATACTTGACACGATTTAACTCCTACGAAAGATGTAAGGTGTTCGCAGCTATTGCATATGGCTCTTCGCTTTTCAACAAATGTTATTACTTTTCGATCGGTATCCATTTTTTGCACCAATAGTTAGGTCTCACCTTTGCATCCCATATACTGCAATATTTTGTTTCCGCTTTATATGCTTCACAATTCTCACAATTTTCTTTTGCATTTCCCAATTTATACGCAGGTGGCAAATTTTTAGATATCAATTCGCCGTCTGGATATTTTTTTACTGAAATATCTTTAAATGTTTTCATGCAGCTTTACCCCATACCTCATTCCAATTTCCGCTTAATGCGCCTTTAGCATAATCGGTTGCTCTGTTTTCAAAGAAGTTAGTGTGAGTCGGCGCATTAATCATTTCCTCAACCCAAGGTAAAGGATTCTTCTTACGTTTAAAAATACCACGTAGACCAAGACTAATTAAACGTCGATCCGCAATGTAGCGAATATATTCTTTGACATCTTCTTCGCTTAACCCTGTGATCGCCCCAGTTCTGAAAGCAAGAGAAATAAATTTATCCTCAAGATCAACCATCTTCTCCGCAATCGTGTAAATTTTCCCTTTAAGCTCATCGTTCCATATTTCCTTGTTTTCTTCAACGTATGTGCGGAAAAGTTTAACCATGCCCTCTGCATGTTGAGTTTCATCCACAATAGACCAGGTTATAATCTGCCCCATGCCTTTCATCTTACCATGTCTGGCAAAATTCAATAACATAATGAAGGAGCTAAACAATTGCATGCCTTCTGTAAATGCCGAAAATGCTGCAATGTGAGTAGCAGTAGATTCTATTGTACCATTCTTAGAAGAAAGATCCAATAGGTATTCGTGCTTTTCTCTCATCTCAGTATACTCTAAGAACTCGCCATATGTAGATTCCGGCATACCTAAAGTCTCAATTAAATGAGAATATGCTGCAATATGTAATGCTTCTCTTGCAGAAAATCCTAATAACATCATTCTAACTTCTGGCTGAGGAAAATGCGGTAGATAGTTATTTACATACCCGCCAGCCACATCTATATCACCTTGAGTAAAGAATCTAAAAATGTTAGTTAAAAATTGTTTTTCTGATTCTGTTAAATTCTTCTTCCAATCTTTTACATCTTCCAGCATAGGTACTTCAGTATGCAGCCAGTGGCTTTGCTCGTGCTTAAGCCAGGCGTCATACGCCCATGGATAATTAAATGGTTTGAATGAGTTCCTATCATCAGTTATTCTACTATTTTGTTTTGCCATCTCTTCCCTTATATCGTAAAACTTGAACCGCATCCACACGATGCCTTTGCATTAGGATTTTTAATTATAAATTCTGCGGACGTTAATGTTTGTTTGTAATCGACTTCTGCTTCTTGCAGATATTGCATAGATATTGCATCCACTATAATACTTATTCCATCTTTTTCAAAACTTAAATCATCTTCCTGAAGTACATTTTCTAAAGAGAACCCATATTTAAATCCTGAACAACCACCACCCTCAACAAAAATACGAAGCATCGCATCTTCATTATCCTCTGCAATGATTGCTTTAATTTTTGATACTGCGGAATCTGTAATTGTTATCATTTTATCTTTTCATTAATTCGTTAACGAAATCTAGTAACAATTGCTCATTTGTTGTTTTTTCCCAACGCTTCTGCATCCAACTATAAGAATCATACCAATGCTTGGATGCTTCAGGATGGCACCCTATTAATCCTATTCGATTTTTTATAATTG